GGTCGACACGGCGGAAGCAACGGTGGTTGCGGTGGCCGAGTTGGGCGCGTCCAGCAAGGCGACACGGTTAAAGGCAGCGGCGTGGTTAGCAAGGCTAACGTACATTGCAGCGTCGGTGTTACCGGGGTACGAAACCTGACCGGGACCGTAGGCTTCGGTGATTGAAGCAAGAGCGGCTGTAACGTCAACGTCGACAACAGCAACGTCCGTACCACCGGTCATGTAAACAACGAGAGGCGCGGCGGTTGTGGTCGGCAGTGTCGAAGCACCGGCAGACGAGGCGGCGCTAACAAGGCCCTGATAAAGAGGCAGCGAGTTAATCCAGTTGATAATGTCGGTGTCACCAGAAAGACCAGTGATTGAAGCGTTGATGTTTCCGTTGTACGCAATTGTGGCGCTGTAGTTACCGGCTGAAATGTAGTTAACGGTAACGATAACACCGTTGGCGGCGGCGCTTGACGAGTTAGCCCATGTTCCCTTACCGCTAGCGGTAAGAGTCCAGGCACCACCAGTTGTGCCGGAAGTGGCGGCAACACCGGTCGAAGTGGGCTGAACGCGGACTACGTAAGCCTGCATGCCGCCTTCACGGAAATACGTGTCAAGGGCGTCGTACAGCAATGTGCTGTTTACGTTGGCGGTTGTGTAGCGACCAGTAATCTGACCGTTCACAATCTGACCGAACACGGCGTTAAAGTCGTTCATTGACTGAACGGGGACCGGAATGTTGGCAGGACCGGCGGCAACACCAAGTGCAAACCAAGTACCCGTGGGGTTTTGGACTGCAACATTGGCGGCATTAGCGGTCACTGTAACATAAGTGCCTGGGGCTTGAGCCATTAGATTTCTCCTGTGCTAGTTGAAACAGTTTCCTGATTCTTAGAATTTTTTGTTGTTGTGGCGGCCTTTGGTGCTACTTCTTGAACCGGCGCTTCGACTACGGGCGTAGGGACAATAGTGGCTTGACCATTTGAGATAAGGTCCTCAATAACCGGCGTCTGATTGACAGTGTGGATTTCTCCTTGTGCCATCGGTTGCCCCAAGTCGTCAAATACTACATAGTTCGACTGGATTAGAATTGTGATTTGATTCATAGCGATTCTTTCTCGACGGTAATGTTGTACGTTTCCACTTCTGGCAACGGCGCTGGGGCCGCTGTAGAGGGAGCAGGAACACCACCAAAGATGTTCATTACATTGCCGATGGTAACCAAGAAACGAATGTGCGATACGCCGGTTGTTCGACCGGAACTGTGTTCGCCTTCAAGGTATTCTTCGCCCACCCAAATAGTGCTTTCGGCAAGACCGCCGAGGGCACGATTTTGAACAATGCAGGTACGGATACAGGACGCATACGCCTGTGTAAGTGCTTCTGTTTCTTGCCAGTCGGTTGTACCATAAATGTACACCATAACGTCAACGTGAAAGTGAGCACGAACATTGTTTTGGTAAATCTCTGGTTGCCCGGCTGTGCCAGGAACCGTTACTAACACTGCTGCCTTTGCGTTGCGGGGCAGTGTGCGATAATCGGGGCGGTGGCGATATTCAAAAGGAACGGCAAGAACGTTACTTCCAATTGCACGATTGAATTCGGCAATGTAAGTTGGAAACCACGTCTGAAGCGTGTTGTAAAAAGCCTCTTGAACTGAATGACCGCCGTAGACCGGACCGTAAGCATCGCCAAGGTCTGTCATGGACCAATTTGTCCACCACTCTTTGTTTGCCATTAGTAGCCCCTCTTACCAAGTCTTCCGCCGCCAAGGAATGTTGACTGCTGTTCGTATTTGGGAATGCCGCGACCACTGTGAATAATGTGGCTTTCACCAAAAGTGCGAAGGCCCGCCTTGCGACGTTCCATTCGACGTTCGTACTTGCGGAGTTCCGCTTTAACGTCTTCACGACGCCAAGTGTTAGAAGGAATGTTAACCTTTTTGCGGTCAACTTCTTTTCCTGCGCCTTCAAGCACGTAGACTTTAATAATTTTGTTAGCGATTTTAACAAACGCTGGTGTGATGGTAACAATTTCACGCTTAGGGTTTTGGCCTAATCCGTGTTGGTGAAACTCACCATAGTTGCGACCATGAGAATAACCCCTGGGCGCTTCCCGGGTTGGGTCAATAATCATCTTTACCGCTTTAACCCCAACATAATCTAGTTCGGGATTAGATGCGGCTCGAGCAAGATAACCAAAATTCAAAAGGGTTTGGTCGGTGTTTTTGTTTCCGCCCTCAGAATTGCGATTATACCCTTGCTCCTTGCTAATAGGAGTCCATGCTTTATTAATGCCAAATTCAGGAGCAAAACCGCCATCAAGAAAACGTTGCGCTTCCATGAGGCCAAACTCTGCAACAATTGAGTTTAGTGCCGGCTGTGGGTCTTCAAGGCGTTCCTTGATAATGTCAAGCCGGGCTGCAAAATTAGCGAAGTTTTTTTCCGATTTAGACGTTTTGCCGTAAACAATTGTCTTAACTGGCATTAACCACGTACCCAAGGCCCAATTAGACTGTTAATTTGCTTGTCTATGTCGTCAAGGTTCATCTCGCGACGGGTTTGTGGTTCAAATTCAAGCATAATAAATTTAGCGGCTTGGAACAAGCACGCACGTCGCAATGACGGTGGAATGCCGTTTGTATAACCGCCGTCATAAACAACTTCAATTCGTGAGCCCTCGGGGGCAAATGTACCTAGTCGAATCCAAACGTGACCGTCGGTTACGTCTGGGCCGCGGACGCCACCATGATTAAAGTCAATTGGCTGGTAGTCACCATAGGTACGGTAAATGGTCATGGACTGAATGTTGTAAGTCCATAGTTCAGGGTATGCCGGCGCGTGCTGGTCAAGCCAAAAGTGGCGGACGAGCGTTGAGGCGCCAAGTGCAATAGCCTGTGACATGCCCAATGAACCAAAAATGTCCATCGGCATGTCGGCGTTGTTGCCGTACTCACCTGGGTCAATCCCAAAGAGACGGTCTTGGTAAATGTGCCCCTTGAAAGGAGCAAGACGACGACCTGTAAGGTCTTCAAGGTGGGCAGTTGCCTCAACAAGAATGTCCGCAATAGTTGTCGCATCCAAGTCAACAACCAATTCAGGATAGCGCTTTGAGAACTCGGCAACCGTGGCAAGAGCAACGGGGTCCGAATATTGTGACCCGTTATTTGCCATGGTATACCTATTCCTTTGTTGCGCGTCGCTTAGTTGGTGATGTTGCTTCTAAGGCATCTGAGAGGTCGTCTCCGACCTTCTCTTCAGCGGCAGGTGCCTCGGGGGCTGCCTTTTTGGTAACGACCTTTTCGACCGCTTCCTTTACTTCTTCTTCGGCCTTCTTCAATTCTTTTTCAACAACGAAGAATAGTTTTCCGGGAATGGCAAGAAGTTCTTGGGCCAACTGAGGGTGAATCTCAATGGCGCCTTCCGCTCCTGCTTTTTCCCAAACCAGTCCGGCAGCGCCGCCTGGCTCGTTCTTTGCAAGCAAAGTCATTTTAAACCTTTCGGGAAATCCAGCGCGGCGGGCGGGGGAGGAACGAGGGGCCCCGCCCGCCACACTAGAATTGTGTGCTACTTAAACCGTAACCACACGTTGACTAAATTAGTCAACAATGAAGTTAGGCGTGTACGACGTGTTGGTAGGCAGGATGCCGTTACCAGCGGTGCTGTCGAGAGCAGCCTTGACATTAGCCAAGCGACCGATGTACTTCGGAGCGCGAACGGCGAGCGTGGTGTCCGCAACGAATGCGAACGGCAGGCTGTCGGGCGAAGCAGTGGTCGGGAACACGTTCACTGGCTGCATCTCACGGACGTGAGGACGAACGATGTAGTTCGGGTCACGTGACATGAGGTAGATGCTCTGCTCACCGTTGGCGGTCAGAGGGTTCAGGCCAGTGTTGGCGTAGAAGTAGCCCGATGAGGCGGACGTAGCGTGCGTGCCGTCAGTTGCAACAAGGCCAGCGCCGTTGTCCACAATCTGAGTGACAGGCCAGATGTTGCCCGACGAGTCGAGGTAGTTGGCGTCAACCATACCGACGAGGGTGTAGGCCGTGTTGGCAGGCGACGAACCGGTAGCGCGGTACACCTTGTAGTGGGTAGGCTGAGCGCCTTCAGGACCAACTGGGGTCGAGAAGGTCAGCGTAACGTTACCGGCACCAGCAAGAGTTGCGGTAGCGGCGGTCGAGCCCTGGATTTCACCGAAGCGAGCGATAACTGCCGACACAACGTAGTTGTATGTAGCAGCGGCAAGCGTACCAGTAGCAGTCGAGCCAGTTGCAACAACTGTGACCATCTTGTTGGTACGAGGCGAAAGGAAGGACGACTTCACGATTGGAACGCCACGGTATGTGGGAACAATCAAACCGGAAGAAATCTCAACCTGGTCGACAAAGCGCTGCTGGTTGATGAGCAACTGCGACAGACGGCTGTTAGCAGCGGGGGACATGACGAACATCCACTCCGAGTTCTCGACGGGCTCAGCGACGTTCGATTCAACGAGGTCGATGAGGAGGTCAAGACCACCAAGTGAAAGTTGAGCGCCACCAGCGTTGATAGCGTTCTGGTCTACGCCGTCAGTCCACGGGCTGTAGTTGGGAGCACCCCAACCGGCTGTGCCCGAAGCGCCGCCGTAGTTGTCAATTGTTCCGCCACCGATGCCCTGTGTAGGACCGCCGGTTGGGGACGAAGTAAATGATGCACAGATGACGTCAAGACCGTCAAACTGAGGGTATGGGCCCTTTGTTGTGGGCAGTTCAGCACCCCAGATAAGCGCCGTTTCCATGTCCCAGTACAAACCACGGGCAGCGCCCTCGATTTCACGGGCACGGAGGTCACCAATCAGGTCTGCGGTAACAGCCTGTGAGTAACCCGTGACAGCACCAACGCTTTGGAGCAGACGAATCTGAAAGTTCTCCTGGGCGTAGTTAGAGGTTGAAACAGCGCGAGCACCACCGTCGGTGACAAAGCCACCAGAAGGCAACTGTGTGCGCTTGTTGAAGTAGTAAACTGTTGAGCCCCACTTGACCGTAGGCAGTGCGCGGACCAGTGGCGCGTAGCGGCGCTGGTACTCGAGCAATACAGGGTCAATTTGCTTCTGTACGAGTGCAGCAGCACCCGCGGCAGTAAGGGCCTCTTCCAAATCGTTAGCCATGGCTAATTCTCCTTAAATATTTTGGATAGGTTGGTTGGGTAATACTTTGCTTAGTAGCCGCGGTCGGCTTGGGCAAACTTGTGTGCAAAGAATGGAGTCGAGCCCCATGCCTCTGCCTGAACCTTACGGAAGGCTGAAGAGTTCATCTCAGCCAACTTGCGAGGGTCCAGTTCCTCCGACTCTGACAAGTCAGAGGCGTCGTTTCCTACTGAACCGCTGGTTGCGAAGCCCTTACGGAAGGTCTGGCCCCCGTTGCGGTACGTCTCAACAGCGCTTTGCTTAGCAGCGGCAACAGCCTCAGTAGCGGCCTTAGAGGCGGCTTCTGCAATCATTGCGGCAACTTGTTCAGCGGTAAATGTGTTTTCGCTCACGGTGTTCTCCTGTGATTCGATAGATTCTTCAGCAGCAACCTCGGCGGCAGGCTCCTCGGCAGCGGGCTCTTCAGCAGGTGCTTCAGCGGCCTCTTCCTCGGGAGCAACCTCGGCGGTTACTTCTTCTTCGGGTGTTGATTCGACAGGCTTAAGCGCAGCAGCAATGATGCTGGCAAAGGCCATAAGGTCTGCGTCGGTCAGGGTGCGGGTAGCGGTTGATTCAAGCGCAATTTCCTCAGCCGGAGCCTCAGCAGTAGTCTGGTCGTCAGTCATAGTGACTTCCTCCTCTGTTTGGGTTAGGGCATCGTCGCTTGACTCTGCCTGTGGTACGGGGTCCCCGCAAGTGGGGCAATACATGGCGTCCTGCGGAGTTGATGCTCCACAAGTGCCGCAGCCAAGCGCATCTGTTGCCGGTGAGGCAGGCAGAAGTGCTCCGCACATGTGACAGTGGACGGCGCCTTCGTAGCATTCACAGCCACACTCAGCGCACTCCATGTTGTTGTCGTCTATTTTATACATTTCGTCTTCCGGTCCCATGCCCCCAGCGTCGCCGGTTGCATCTACCTGTGACCAATCAGGCTTAGATAGGTAAATGTCTCCGTCGTCATCTGGGTCAATTGCGTGCATTGCTGCAATGGCTCCAAAAGCGATTCGGTTAGCAACCGTCTTCAACTGGTGAGGGTCTGTTGCGTAACCGGTAATGCTGATGCTGTCGTCGTCGTTGACAAGAGCAATTGAGGCGTAAGCCTCGAGAACTTGTTGAATGTCAAAAGCAAGCGCTTCTTGCTCGCTGACAATGTTGATGCCAAACTTCTTGGCGGCTGACTTGATGCGCGTCTTAATGCGAGCAAGTTGAGCGGCGGTGTAGAGATTGGCGTTGTCACCTTGATTGATGTAAGACCAAGCGGCGCGAACGTGCGCGGCGGTGTTAATTGGGTAACGCTTCTTCTTGTCCTTCTGGTAACCAGGGTCGGCGTAGTCAACATCGCCGTAAGGCTTTGAAGCGTCCTTCTCGTCTGCCAGTTGCTCAAGAGCAGAGAAACGCTCAACAACTTCTACGTCTTCAATGGATTCGTAGATTGCGTGTCGGTCGTAGGATTCCGAAAGTTCAGCGTACTGAATCTCCGCGCCTTCAACGCCGGGGCTGTTTGTAAAGTCAATGCCGTGGACAGCAAGGTCGTCGGCTGTGGTGGCTTCTTCGCCGTCTGTGTGAAGCGTAGAACGGGGCTCGCCCATCCACTCACCTCGGATTGAAACACCCTTGATGAACTGACC